TCAGTCTTCCATCAAGTATGACCTGATCAGGTCTGCGATGTTGACCTGGTCGGCCGCCGACACTCCCAGGAAAGGCCGCGCCGGAATATCTCCCCAGGGAATCGGGAAGCTGCCGTTCCTGGTGGCATACACGCCAAAGCCGAACTCCCCCGACTTGGCGCCGTAGTGGAAGGTGCTGGCGTAGACCATCGGGCTGCCGATGCCCACGGCGTCGTCGCCGTTCACCTGGTAGTTGATCGTGGTGGCCAGCATCCGGGTCTCGCCGGTGCCTGGCTTCTTGCTTGCCAGCTTTTGCTCGCTGCGCTTGGTCAGCGTGCCATCCTTCTTGCGGGCGAACAGCGCACCGTAATTCGCCAGCGTCACGGCGCTGTTGGGCGCCCAGGCCGTTCCATCGGGTGCCGTGGCTGTGGCAAACCGCTGTTTCGTCGCCTCGGCCTGATCTTCGCCGATCTCGGCGAGCACGGGCCGCAGGTTCTGGCCGCGCTTGACCAGGCCATGCAGGTAGTCCAAGCCGCGGCGGTCGGTCAGCTCGATGATTTGCGGCATGCAGGCCCCCCAGCTAGAATCAAACCGCCTTGCACAGCATCAACCCCCGGGTGTTCAAACCCGGTCCCGTCTGCAGACGTTCTAGGTTGGGGGGTGCAAGGCTTTTTCATTTGGCGGTCTTGATCACCAGGCTGGTGAGCGAAAGCGCACGATTGCGCTTACCTGGCAGCACCTCCCACACCGCACGAAACACCTCCCCGTCGATCGCCTTGGTGGCCACCAGCGTGGCGTTGCCGGTGCGCGATTTGCCGCCCGCACGTAGGGCATCTGGATCGTTGAGCACCGCTTCAAGTTTTGCAAAGTCCTCAGGGTTCGCTGGCCGCTGACCCGCACCGTCAAAGCCATGCGATGTCCGCACGTGGCGCGGAGCCTCCGCAGGCAGGAGCACCGTATAGCCCTTGGTGTCCACGCCGATGGCCTCGGAAATCCAGTCCGGCCGCTCCACAAAGCCCAGCCACAGCGGGTCGCTGCGCTGGCGATCGGCCAGCACCCCACGCACGAAGTCCGGCGCCCGCTGCTCGGCATTGATGTACCGATTCACGTCGCGCGACAGCGCGGTGCTGATCGCCGGCGGATACTCGATCAACTTCTCCTGCACAAAGGAACGCAAATCGTCATCGGCCCTGGCACCGGGCGCATAGTCCCAGCCCTCATCGAGTCCCACGGCGACACCCGTGCGCAGATCGGTGTCGTTCCACCCATCCGGCGGCGCGCTCGCGTCCCCCTCGCTAGGTGCGGCTACGGCCACCACGCGGCATTTGCACCCCCAGCCATTCGGCGGAAAGTGTGTTTCCCAGAACGGATGATCGTGGCGCAGCGTCAGCCGCATGTCGCCCCAGCGCTTGTGGTGCGGGCGGGGGTGCGTCACGCTATCGTTGTGCACGTAGCGCCAGTACGGGCGCCGCCGCAATAAGCCTGGGTCCAGCAGCTGCGCGCGCCGGCCGGCCGCATAGGCCGTGGCGATGTTGGTCTGGTAGATCACCCGCGTGCGCCAGGCCTCTCCGGCGGCGCTGCCCTCGCCGGTCCATCCGGTCCAACCGTGCTTGGCCACGATCTCCGAGAACTGCTTGCGAAACTCGCCGATGGAGCTGCCCTGTACCGCCTGGTCAACGGCTTTGCGCAGGTCGGCCAGCAGGTCGGCCTTCATCGCGCCCGCCACCATGAAGGCCCGGTCGTGCGCCGCGCGCTGAATGTCGCGCCAGGTCTCGCTGGGCAGATTCAGCTTGCGCCGGAAGAAGTCGATCTGCTCTGCAAACTGCTGGCGCGCGCCGTCTATCGTGCTGGCATCAGGCACGGCCGCCCTCCCGTTCGACCTGATCGCGGCCCTGCAGGTGGGCAAGCTCGAAGGCCAGGGCCATCAGCTCGGTCAGGTCAGCGGTGGGCAGATCGCTGTAAGCATCCAGCAGCGCATCCTGCAGGGCCTGCGGATCGTCGTGCGCCTGCACCAGGTTGCGCACTTGCGCCAGCCAGCCTGTCATCACGGGCGCGGAGCCGTCGCCCAGTTGCTGCACGCCCGCCGCCTGGGCGGCTTGCGGTGCCTCGGCAAATTCGACCGCGGTGGGCGCGGGAGGCTGAGGCGCCGCCTCGATGTCGCCTTCCTCCAACTTGTAGGTGCGCCTCCAGTAGCGCCGCGTGAGCCGGACGCCCGAGCGTGTAAGCGATTCGTCCCGGTCGGCCTGGTCCTTGTTGACCTGCTCCTCCTCGTACAGCTCCACCTTGGGCGCCGGCGCTTCAGTGCCCTCATTCACATCCACCACCCAGCGCAACAACTGGTTCAGAGTGGCCTCCACCAGGCGAGCGTCTCCGTCTCGGATTTCCCTGGCCACTTCCAGACCAGCCGCCGCGCTGGCGTGGGTGCTGCTCGCCTCGGTGCTCTGGTTCTGGCCGAGCAGTGCGATTGCCACCTCGGAGCGGCAGAACATCAGCAGTTGCTCGAACAGGTCGGTATTGACGCCCTTGCCATCGGCGTCCAGGATATCGATGGACGAATCATCGGGAATCACCGCCACGGCATCAGCGATCATGGACTCCATCTGATCTAGCAGTGCATCGTTCTGGTGTTGGGGCGTGCCGCGCGGCGTCTTGGCCACCAGCCATGGAGTGCCATACTTTTCCACATAGGTCACCCAGAACTTCAGCCCCCCGCGCTTGAAAACGGTGGGCCAGAAGCACATGGACAGGTCGGCAAAGCCGTAGGGGTTGGCATAGCTTGCCTCCTGCCGGGCCAGCAGCACCTTGCGCGCAGGCAGCTCTTCCCCTTTGTGGGGTTGCGCACGGCTCTTGAAGCGCAGCTGCGCCTCCTGATCAAACATGAACCACTCGCCCGGCTTGCCCACCACCTGCAGCGGCGCCAGTGCTCCACCCATCCAGCCCCACTCCAGCTCCAGCGGCTGCCAGCCGAACAGCACAGCGTCCAGGATCTCGTTGCACACGCTGTCCATGTCCAGGCTGCTGAAAATGTCGTTGGCCAATCGTGTGGCTCGCGCACTGGCTTTGTCGCGCAGCACACGTCGCTCCAGCGCCTTCACGGCCGCCTTGCGCCGGCGGATGCAGCCGCCCACGTGTGCATCGCTGCGCAGGTCGCGGTACACGCGAATGTCCTTGCCCTGCTTCTTCAGAATCGGGTCCGGGTTGGGCAGCATAAAACCCAGGCCGAACAGATCGCCAGAGCGCGCCCGCGTGGCGATCTCATCGACCAGGGGCGCCTGAGGCTTTGCCGCCTCGGCGAACGAGACAAACTCTGTGGGGGAAACGTAGATTCCTCGGGTCATCAGTAGCCTTCCAGGGACACGCCCAGGCGGCTGGCACGCGGGCGACTGGCGACATGCACCGGCCCCCAATCCATGCGGGCCGCCGCGTGTGAATAGATGCAGGCCATCGTGCTGTCACCGTGGCCGATTGCCTTGTCGGTGGATTCGGGCATGCGGGGCACACCGCGAATCAGGCGAATGGCGCGGTGGCCCTGCAGCAGGCCATCGTGTTTTGGCACCAGGATCGTTCCGTCCTCCAGCGCTGCCTTGTAGGGCGGCATGTTGTCGCGGTACCAGCCCTCGGTAGGCATCAGCCGCTGCACCACCGATCCGTACTTGTCGTGCGCCGCCTCACCCACATAGCTGCCGTTGCCCCGGCTGTCGATCACCATGCCGCACTTGCGCGGTAGCGCATCGCCGATCGCAAACAGCACCTGCAGCTGCTGGTTGTAGGGCACGTTGTGCATTTCCGCGATGAAGGGAATGCGCTGGTGCAGGTTGGTCTCGATCTCGTTGGGAGCGATCGACGACAAATCCCCGGTGCGCGCGAAGTCCATACCCAGGGCATGGCGCAGGCCGGGCTCGAATTTGAGCAGTGGCTGCAGCACATCGCCGATCCAATCGCCCATGATCCGCTTGCGCAGATCTGGCGTGGCGTTGTTGAAGTCCTGCGTGCCGGTGAACCGGACCACTGGCCAATCGCGCATACGACTTTCCACCAGGGCGCGTGTCAGCCACGAGCCGCCGCCCTGGGCCGGGATGCAGAACAGCTCCTCGTCCTCGTTCGGCCGGTAACGGTCGATCGTGGCCTTGCGCCACGCGGCCTCGGCCTCGGGCGACCACACGCGGCCCGTGACGGCCGCGATCTTGCGGTACAGCCCATCGCGCAGCGCATCGTCCAGCGTCACGCGGTGCAGGCTGTAGTCGTAGCGGCCCGCGCGCACGTCGTTGACCAGCTCGGCGAACGGGTTGTCGGCGCCATCGTGTGTGCTGATGATCCGGATCTGGCCGCCCCACATCGTCATGGCCATGGCCGCCTTCAGCAGCTCCTTGATGTCGTCCACGAACGCAGCTTCATCGATCACCAGGCGCTCGCCAGGGCGGCCCTTCGACCGCAGGTTGCGCGGGTTGCTGGTGAACGCCTGGATCATGTGCCCGCTGTCGAACTTGATCGTGTAGGTGAGTATCTGCTTGTCCTCCTCCTCGATCACCGACTCTTCGATCTGACCGGCGGCGGCATTGAACGCCTTGGCCCACGTGGCGCAGTCGTTGATGAACCCCGCCGTCATGTCCTTGTTGTAGGAGATGTAGTAGACGTTGGCCCCGCTGGCGCTGGCGGCATAGAGCACATCGTCGGCCGCCTCGGCATAGCTGATGCCGATACGGCGCGACTTCTCGATGATCTTCACCGGGGACTGATCCCTGATCCAGTCCACCTGGTACTGCATCAGGATGCCCTTCGCCACTGCGGTCTGCTGCATCACGAGCCCTCACGCAACAGAACGGCAGCGCGGCGAAGTGCCGGGCGGCAGCGGCGAGCTGCAGACGCGGCGAGGCGTCGGCCTGGGTGGCGGAAATGGGCCTGCACATCGTCAATGACGACAAAGGTGAACCCCTTACCCCTGATCCGCATGGACTTGGGCTTGCCATAGATATCCATGGCCTCCAGCCAGAGCTGCTGGTAGGCGAACAGGCCTGTCTGGCGGGCGCGAGAGACGACCAGCATCACAGTGCTCCCGCGATCGCCGCGCGCAAGGCTTCCACGCCGCTGTCAGACAGGCCCTGCTTCTTGGCCGTGGTCGCTGCGACCGCGCTGGCCTCCTCGAGCGCCTTGCGGCGGGCCTCGGCTTCGATGGCAGCGCGCGCCTCCATGCTGAAGCGCTTTTGCGTCACGCTGGCCTTGCCGATCTCAGCCGCGTTCTTGAACAGCTTGTTGACGTCCACGTCCTTGGGGTTGATGTCCAGGTCCATGAGCAAGTTGAAAATCTTCTCCTGCGTCATGCGCACCACGGCCGCGCCCAGCTTGTCCTCCTCGTCAGGTGCGGCGTCCACCAGGGCGCGAGCCTGCTCGCTGGCCATCTTCAGCTGGGCCATGCGCTGCTCAAACGGGCTGCCATAGCGCTGCAGCGCCGACTTGGAGATATCGGCCCCGCGTTGTTTCAGATCCTGCGCCAGCTGCACATAGTCGCCAAAGCCGCGCTTCACCAGCTCGGCGTCCAGCCACTCCTTCAGCTCGGGCGGCAGCTCATGCACTTTGCTGCGACGGGGCATGGCTTACACCTGCGTGATTTTGGGCCGCGCCACACCGGGCTGCGCGTCGATCGTGTACTCCACGAAGTCGATTCCCGTGCGCGTCAGGTCCACCATCCAGCGGTCCATGGGGTCGCGCGCAATGCGCACCATCTCCCGCTCCTCCAGGTAGTCCAGGTTCAGGCGCACTTCCTGGTGGGTCGCGTCGGGGTACACCGAGCGCACGATCACCAGAAGCGGCTCCGTGTAGATGCCCACGGGGCGGCTCAAATTGATGGCCTGCAGCAGGTGCCAGCGAATGTCCTCGCGGCGGATTTTGGCGATATCGATCATTACTTCTTTACTCCCAACTGATCCAGGCACCGCTCCATGCGCAGAGCGAAGTTGTCGATGCGCGTCTCGATGATTCCCACGTGCCGCACGAAGTCATCGCGCCGCAGGTACTCACGCGCCATGTCGGCCTGGTGCTTGCGAAACTCCCTTTCCAGCTCCAGCGTGGCCGTGGCATTGCGGTCCTGCGTTTTGGCGATATCCGCCATCACCTTGCCCAGCGCGTCGAAGCGCTCGCTGATGCGCTTCTCCCCCTGGTGGCTGATCACCTTCAGTAGTGCCCACAGCGCCGCGATGAACAGGGCGGCCACCGTGATGACGTTGGTCAGCGTCAGCTCAAAGATCATGGGAAAGGGGCTCCTGGGCGGTGGGAACAACGGTGCGCACAAAGTCCTGCAGCCCGCTCACTTGGGTGCCGAGTCGGTCAGCCTCTGCTGCCACTGCTGCATATCTGCGGCTGCAACTTCCGAGAAGCTCACGGGCGGTGCGGGCTGCATCAACGAGGGCGGCGGTGCCGGCACTCTGGCTGGCGCCGGGCATGTCATTGCCACCAGGGGCGAGTTGCGCATTGAGCTGGACGATGGTGTCGAGCAGGCTGCGGTTGCGAGCGTCAGCGCGGCCCAGAGCGGCGCGCAGAGCGCCCTCACGTTGTGCTTGTTCACGGGCGATCCTTTCGGCTTGAATCTGCTTGGCCTGCTCTTCTTCGCGGGCAATGGCTTCGTTCTGTGCGCGCTTGCGTGAGGCTGCGGCCCAGGCTTCCATCTCATCGGCGCGGCGCTTGGCCTCTGCCGTGGCCCACTCGGTGCGCACACGCTGGGCACCCTGGGCATCGCCCACGGCCATCAGGTGGGCATTCCAGGCGCGCACGGCCATCAGGGCCCCTAACGTCAGCACCACAGCGGTCAGAATGCGCAGGCTCATGGTGTGGCCTCCATCGGCTCACCCAGGCACATGGCGTGCAACTGCTTGCGGTCGGTCCACACGCCCCTGCAGGTGCGGTTGTCGGGGTGGCTGCAGCGGTCCCGCGGCTGGCGCACGGGGCCGGCACGGTCGTAGAGCAAGATGGCTTCACAGGCGCCGGGGTAGTCGCCCGCCTGCAGGCGCTGGACCAGCGTGCTGGGGCCGGTGCGATCGTTGTTCCTGCACACAGTGGTGGCCCCCACGTTGTAGGCAAGTCCCACGAAGGCGTCCCACTCGCGCTGGTGGAGCTCCACATTGCCCATGCAGCGCTTGAGCGCCATTTCCTTCTCGTTGGCATCTGCGCGCAGGCGCACTAGCGCACGCATGGGTGGCAACGTGCTGCCCATCTTGATGTCTCTGCCGGTGGTACCAAAGCCGGCCGTTGGCACCTTCGGGCCGTGGACTGGGTCAGGGTAAGCGCGCTCGCTATAGCCCTCGCGCTGGGCGATATAGACCAGCCCGGAGGCGGACAGTGCCAGAGCCGCTATGGCGATGCGGCTATCCATGGGGCACCCATGCGCTGGGGAGCCCTGTTCGGACGTGAGAGGAAGTCATGCACGGCAGGATGCCGTGCGCGCGCGATCAGCGGTAAATGCTACGCGCCATTGTTTTTGGTGGGCTAGTTCTTCGACGTTACCGGGCCGATGACACGCCTCACATAGATGCGTGCGGGCTTGAGTTCACGTGAGCGGCCTTTTTCCTTGTACACCAACGCCGCATCGACCATAACTTCTTGCCGTCCAAAGATATCCGCTTCTGATACCGACGGATCCAGTTCTATGGGCAGTCGTTCCTCTCGCAGCGCGAGCTTTCCAGCCCAGCCATTCTTCTTGCTGTCGAGGTTTGTAGCCCTGATAGCGAGGCGCGTATTCTGGTATTCCTCAATGCGCTCGTTGGATTCCAACTCTATACGTGCGGGTACCTCTGCAACTGCCTTAGCAGGAAACTCAAACCCCTGACTCGGCTCGTCAACCGGGCTGATAGAAACCGAAGAGCCGGGTTGCGAGCGTGCTGGGGCCATGAGTTTGAGCGCGCTTTCGGCCACTGCTTTTTTGTCGCCAACCGCGCCTCGCATGGCGGCTTCAAAGGCTTCTGGTGTGATGTTCAATGAACCCGCTCCACCCTGGATGATCACGCTGTTGGTCGCTGTGATGTTTGGGGCCGAACCGGGGGATGTAGCCTTGATGACCCCATAGGCCACGATGCTTGCAATGATGGCCGAGATGACAGCAGTTTTCACCACCTTGCTCTTTCCCATTTTCTCGGCGAAAGCATCGAACTTCTCCTTGTCCCCAAAAAAGAACTTCACAATGAAGTCCTCTGTTAGGCTTCCTGACTCAATACTCTGGACGAGAAACTGCGTTTCAGCAACATCGATTCCTGTAAGCGCTGTCACCGCCTTAGGCAGAACTCGAAGAATTCCCTCGAGTCCTTGCAATGCAATGATCACCTCTTTGATCGGGACCGGTTGCTCTGTGTTGTAGTAAATGCGGTGGGTTGCTTCCCAAACGTACTGCTGAGGCTCATCCTTGGATGGCATGGTGGTCAAAGTTTTCTCCTATCGCCTGTGATTGTTATTGGCCACCACGCGCTGTCTGCTCGTATGCCACCAACGCGCGTTCTGCGGGCTACTGCTCAATTCAGGAAAGAGGGTTAACGCTTTGCTTTAGGCTTCCTCCCTGGGTTCCTGTGCGGGATAGACTTTTCCGCTGCTGCAACACCAGCATGGATTGCGGAGAACGCGTTGCGAGCTCCGTCTTTTTTCCCTTGCTCATACATGACCTCGAGCAATTGCATCAATTTCACGCCTTCGAACAGGCTCATCTGATCAATAAGATCTAACGCATGTGAAATTTTGGGTGTCGCATAAACATCGACTTTTTTTTCGTCGTTGAGCTTAACGTCGTTCTTCTTGTATCGGGCTACCACGATCTTTCTCCTAGATAAAATTCTCTCGAATCAAGCCTGAGTCACGTCTTGCCAGCGCTCAAGATCCCTGTTATCTGCCGCATGTCATCGCAAGCGCAATTGCTGACAGCCTGCTGATGTCCTGCCCATATGCCGGCGCTCCAGCGCCTTCTGCGCGGTAGATCTGTCTTTTCCTCCAAGGGCTGCTGTCAGTTCACGCCCCACTCCAGCCGCTTCGCCTGAATCTTTGTCCAATCGGCGCTGAGCTTTCCGTTGTCAAACTCGCAAGCAGCCATACGCGTCACCACGCCGCCAAAGCCATTCGTGGCATGCAGCGTCATGCGCAGAACGCGCTTGTCTTCAAGCTTGGGGTTGGAGTAATAGGCGCTTGCTGGATCGCGTAGCAACGGCCGGTACCAAGCAAGGCATTGGTCTGCTTGCGACTCCAGGACGGACTTCACTGGTGCGGCTGGAGCCGGCACCGGCGTTGCAGGTGCTGGTGCTGGTGCAGCTATTTGCGCTGGAGCAGGCGCGGAAGGTGCGGGCGACGGCGCACGGGCAGCATGACCAGATGCCGGCCGCACGTCGAGCTTCTCGCCTTGGCCTGCGCAGGGTGCGTCCTGGAATACGACTTTGCCGTCAGGCCCCTTGCACTTATTGATGGCCCACGTAGGTGCAGCCGAAAGCAGTACGGCGATCAGAAAAACGGCTTGCTTGATCATGCCCGCTCCTTCTCCTCGTTGCGTTGAATCGTCTCTACATACCGACGCACACGGTACAGCTGTTGGCCATGCAGTTGGTTCACCAGGCCGGTGTTGAATTCGCTGCGCATGAAGGCCACCACTTTGTTGTAGGTGCGGGGCCTCAGCTGCTTCATACGTGCGAACACCTCAAGCTGTTCAGGGGTGAGCCGGCCGCCGTCGTTGGATGCAGCTGGACGGCCAGCAGAGGTCTGTGTTGGCTTGCCTGCAACGGGGTAGAAGTGCTGGTGCGTCACATGGGTCACATGGACTGCATGACTGTGCGTGCTGTGATCCGTGTGCAGGCCACCGCTCACCTTGCCGACTTGGACGGCGTTGTCCCCCCGCACTTTCTGTTGTGGCAGTAGCTTGGCCAACCAGGCCAGCAACTGCTTTGGTAGCTCACCCACGCCTTGACCCTCACCTGTTCTTGATGCGCGTCTTGCCCGTCACGCTGCCAATCTGAATTGCGTTGTCGCCCACTACGGACTGCCCACCATCGCCCTTAGCGCTGGCGCGTGCGGCCGGCGCCGGTGGCATGCCTGCCGCCAGCAGCGCAGCCGTCTGGATCAGGTGCTGGCGCGCCTGCGCGCCGCAGCGCCGGTAGTTGTCCAGCAGTACCTGCTCGGCTGCGTCATGCGCAGGGTTGTGACCACTGCGCTCCCCTGTGAGTACGTAGAGAACGTCAACGCCGGCGGCAGAGAAGGCAACCATCTGAAAGCCATCGGGCGCAGTTTTTCCGCTCTCCCAAGAGAACAGCGTTTGCTTGGTCGTGCCAGCGAGTTCAGCGAACTTGGGCTGACTCAGCCCTAGCCGCTCGCGTTCCTCGCGCAATCGCTCACCAATGGGCATGAAATATTTCCCTCAAGCCTATTGCATGGGAAAGATTTCTTTCCCATAATTCATTCCAACAAGTCAAAACCTATCGGCACTTGCGCCAACAAGTGCCAACAACCCAGGAGCCACCATGCCCCTCAAAACCCGAGCCGAGGTGCGCCAGGATTTCGCCAGCCGCGGCTGGTCAATCTCCGGCTGGGCCAAGCAGCACGGCTATTCACCCGTGTTGGTCGGCGACATCCTCAACGACGACGAGCGCAACCCCAAGCGCAAGTGCCTGCGTGGCGAAAGCCACAACATTGCCGTTGCGCTGGGCCTCAAGCATGGCGAAATCTCGCGCCCCACCAGCGTGCAGCGATACACCCCGCTGGCAGCGTGAGGGCCATGCAGATGCGTCCCGCGCCCACTGTAACAAATTGCCGTAACGCCAAGCTGACACCCGGTGAGGCCCGGAGCATCAGCGACCTGCTGATGGCCCAGCATGCGCAAGCAATAGCACCCGTGACAGCTCTGCGAGCCCTGCTTGCCAGGCTGGCTCAGGCTGCGCCTGTGCCAGTGTGTCCAGATCCTGCGCCAGCTGCGGCAGGTCTGCATGGCCAGCCCTTGACAGCTGGCGGGCCAGTGCAACAAACGCCGCGCGCTGTACCGCTTGCGCCGCATGCAGTTGCTCAATCTGCGCAAGCAGGCCATCCAGCACATCAGGTAAGTCTTGGCTCATGGTCGTCCTTTCACGGTGGGGTGTGAGATGACTGCACTTTGCCACCCTGAAAGCCGTTTTCAGCATTTCCAAGCCGGCATTTGTTTAGCGGCCGACCGTGAAGGGGGCTTCCAATGATTCGCCGCGATTGGAAACGCCTGCGCGCCAGCAGCCTGGTACACGCCATGCGCCTTTGCAAGGAATTCGCGCAAGCCAAGCACAACCTGAGCGTAGAGCGCATTGCTGACCGCATGGGCACTACCCACGACAGCCTCTACAAGTGGCTGGCCACGGGCCGCATGCCCGCCATCCTGATCCCGGCCTATGAGCTGGCCTGCGGCTGCCACTACGTCAGTGAGTGGCTGGTAGCCAGCGCCGGCCGTCTGGCGGTGCCCATGCCTACCGGCCGCAAGGCCGAGGGCACCGAGCTGCTTCAAATCAACAGCAGCTGCGCCGCTGCCCTGCAACTGCTCACCCAGTTCTACGCCGCCCCCACCGAGGCCGACACCGAAGCCACCCTGGCCGCGCTTCGCCTGCACATGGAGCAGGTGGCCTACCACCACGCCAACGTGGCGCGTTACGCCACGCCCGAGCTGGAGTTCGATGCATGACCAAGCGCACCACCGACTACACCAACGCCGCCCAGCAGCGCATCCTGCACCTGCAGATGGCTCTGTTCTGCGACGTGGTCAACGGCTATCCGCCCTCCAAGCTGGCCGAGCTGCTGCGCGTAAGCGCCAGCGCCATCACCCGCGACCTGGACAACCTGCACACCGCCGGCCTGGCCGAGCGTGACGAGGCCACCGGCCACTGGCGCCTGACGCCGCGCCTGCCGCAGCAGGCCATCAAGGTCTTCAACAGCATCGACGCGGCCCAGCGCCGCGTGGATGAGGCCCGCAACCGATTCACCCGCAACCCCGACTGAGAAAGAAGCCCATGGCACGCCAACCCAAGAATATCGAAGCGCAAGACGTGGATGACAAGACCATCGACCAGGAGAAGTTCGCAGGCGCCATGGCGGTGATGCGCGCCGACGAAGGCGCCCAGGCCCTCGCGCTGTCCCAGCGCGAGACCACCGTACGCGCTGTGGCGCAGCAACTTGGCTACCAGCTGCCCGCCGACGCCACCGACCCCGACCTGATCCAGCGCGACATCGCTGCCAACATGCGCCGCAGCGTGGAGGCGTGTCTGGAGGTGGGGCGCGGGCTGCGCGTGCTCAAGGAGGCCTGCGAGCACGGTGAATTCATTGGACGTATGGATGTGCTGGGCCTTGATCGCTATGTCGCGGCCCGGTTCATTCAGGCTGCGGTCAAGTTCTCAAATGTGCCGACGTCGGCACATTTGGTTAAGGCCATCGGCAACCAATCCAAGCTGTTCGAGATGCTCGTTCTGGACGACGAGCAGATCGAGGAACTGGAACTTACTGGCCATACCGGCGAGCTGTCCCTCGACGACGTGGCCACCATGAGCGTGAAGGAGTTGCGCGCCGCGCTGCGCGAGTCCCGTGCCGAGCATGACGCTACCAGGGCCGTCATGTCCAAGAAGCAGTCCCGCATCGACCAACTGGAGCGCGCGCAGGAGCGCATCGCCAAGATGCCCCCCGACGAGGATCTGGAGAAGCTGCAGCAAGAGGCGACAACGCACCTGCTCTCCGCCCAGGGCGCCATCCGCGGCCAGCTGCGCGCCGCGCTGATCGCACTGCAGAACCATGCCGAGGACAACGGCACCTTCATGGCCGGCATGGTGGGGCAGCTCATGGCCGACCTGACCCTGCTGCGCGACGAGTTCAACCTGCCCAACCTGGCGGAAGGCGCCTTGCCCGAATGGCAGCGCTGGGCAGCAGCCCAAGGCACCGGAACGGCTAAAGCTGCATAAGGCAACGCCGCATGAGCCCCGCACTCATCGAAGCCCTGCTGGACGTGGTACGCCGCGCCCAGGCGGCAGGCCACGGCGGCAAGGAGGCCGTCTACGCCGCCGCCTGCCAGCACCTGGGCCTGTCGCGCGCCACGCTCATGCGCCGCATCAAGGAGGTCACCGTGAAACCCGAACGCAAACGCCGCTCCGACGCGGGCTCCACATCCCTGAGCCTGCCCGATGCGCAGCTGCTGAGCACCGCGCTCATGGAGGGCTACCGTGCCAACGACAAGAGCATCCACGCCCTCAAGCTGGCGCTGGTGCGGCTGCGTGCCAACCGGCCGCACTTCGCCTGCACGCTGGATGCTGCCACGGGCGAGATTCGCCCTCTGTCCGACAGTGCCTGCGCCCGCGCACTGCGCACCTACAAGCTGCACCCCGACCAGCTGCGCCAGCCCGCGCCTGTGCAGGCCCTGGCCAGCGAGCACCCTAACGACGTGTGGCAGATCGACGCTTCCATCAGCACATTGTTTTATGTGCCCGAGGGCGGCGTAGCCGACATGGATAAGGCCGTGTTCTACAAGAACAAGCCCGAGAACTTCGAGAAGATCAAGCGCCAGCGCCTCACGCGCTATGTACTCACCGACCACTGCAGCGGTGCCATCTTCGTGCACTACGTGTCCGGGGGCGAATCCATCGTCAACATGGCCGAGGCGTTCCTGGCGGCGATCGCCCAGCGCCCCGACCAGCAGATGTACGGCGTTCCCTTCCACCTGACGATGGACCCCGGCAGCGCTGGTATCGGCGGCGCGTTCAAGACGCTGCTGCGCCGCCTGCAGGTCAAGCCTGTGGTGAACGAAGCGGGCAACCCGCGCGCCAAGGGGCAGGTGGAGAACGCCCACAACCTGGTCGAAACCAACTTCGAGAGCGGCTTCAAGTTCCAGCACGTGCCCAGCATCGACTGGATCAACGAGCAGGCCGCCCTGTGGATGCGCTACTACAACAGCGTGCGCGTGCACAGTCGCCACGGCCTGACCCGCTGGGCCAAGTGGATGGAGATCACCCAGCAACAGTTGCGCCTGGTAGGCGCCGATCTGGCGCGCCAGTTACTCACCCACGAGCCAGCCACCCCGAAGGTGGACCGCGAGTTGTGCGTGCGCTTCAACAGCCGGGTGTGGTCGGTCAAGCACGTGCCAGGCGTGATGGTGGGCGAGAAGCTCACCGTCACCTTCAACCCCTTCAATCCGGCCACTGCCTATGTGCTGGACCGCGACGCCCAGGGCGACGAGGTGCTGATCGAAGTGCCTGAAGTGCAGACAGACGCCAACGGCTTTTCCTTGGATGCGGCGCACATCGCCCGCGAATACAAGAGCCTGCCCGAGACCGCCGCAGACGCCAACCGCAAGCTGGTGGAACGCATCGCCACCGGCACGCAGACAGACGAGCAGGCCGCCGCCGCGCGCAAGGCCAAGGCGCTTCCCCTGGGCGGCACGCTGGACCCCTACAAGCACCACGCCAACCTGCCCGACGTGGCCATGCTGCCGCGCCGCGGCACTGAGCTGCAGACCGGCGTGGCCACCCACAAGGCACCGGCGCGTGTGCTCAGCGGCTTTGAGGCCGCCGCCGAGCTGCGCCGCATGGGCCTGCAAATGGACCGCGAAAAAGCCGCACAGCTACGCGCCTGGTACCCCGATGGCGTGCCTGAGGACCAGCTGCAGGCCTTGATGGAGCGCCTGACAGTGCGCGCCGGCCTGCGCGTAGTGGCTGGGGGAGGTGCCGCATGAGCCTGGCCCCGGTCCTGGAAGCCATCGGCGCAACGCAGTCCCAGTTTGCCCGCGCCACCGGCCTGAGCCGCTCGGCAGCCAGCCGCCTGGTGGCTCACGGCCAATGGCCCGCCAAGGGTGAAACCGCGTTGCGCCGCAAGGCAGAGGCCTGGCTCCGCGGCCTGGGCGCCACGCCGGCCCAGTTGCTGAGCCTGTTCATCACCCCCGCAAAGAAGTTGGCCCCGACGTGCTCGCAACACGCCGAGGCCGCCCCTGAAGTCCCGAAACCAACCGAAACCCCCGAGGAGGAAACGATGTTATTGCAAAACGAAGCCCTGTCCCCTGACGCTCGCAAGCACTTCAACCTGCCGCGCAACCCCTTCCAGGACGATGTGCAGACCCCCGACGACGTGCACCAGACGCCCAGCGTGCGCTACGTGCGCGCGGCGCTCAACGACTGTGCGCAGCACCATGGCTTCCTGGCGGTGGTGGGGGAGTCCGGTGCTGGCAAGAGCACCCTGGCCGAGGACTTGGAAGAGCGCCTGAAGGCCGACAAGAAGGACGTGGTCATCATCCGCCCCTACGTGCTGGCCATGGAGGCCAGCGACGCCAAGGGCAAGACGCTGAAGGCCAGCCACATTGCCGAATCCATCGCCGCAGCGCTGGACCCGCAGCTCAAGGTGAAGTCGTCACCCGAGGCGCGCTTTCGCCAGGTGCATGAGCTGCTCAAAGCCAGCCACCGCGCCGGCCGTCGCCACCTGCTGCTCATTGAAGAGGCGCACTGCCTGCCTGGCGCCACGCTCAAGCACCTGAAGCGCTTCATTGAGCTGAAGGACGGCATGCGCCGCCTGATCGGTGTGGCCCTGGTCGGCCAGCCCGAGCTGCGCGACCGCCTCTCCAGCCAGAACGCCGAGGTGCGCGAGGTGGCCCAGCGCTGCGAGATCGTGGAGCTGGAGCCGCTGGATGCCGAACTGGAGGGTTACCTGCGCCACAAGTTCGCCCGCTTCGACCTGAAGTACGAGGACGTGATGGCCCCCGACGCGGCTGACGCCATCCGCGCCCGCCTGGTGCACATCCCCCGCGGCGGCAAGGCAAGCGACGCGCGCAGCGAGTGCTATCCCCTGGTGGTCAACAACCTGGTCTGCCGCGCCATGAACGCCGCCACGCGTGCGGGCTGGCCAGTAGTGGACGCGCAGGTCATCGCCGGATGCTGAAGCCATGGCCATCTTCCGCATCACCATCAAGACGCCCCTGGCCCGGTGGTCCATCACCGGCCTGTTTGCCAGCAGCTGCGAAGCCGTCAGCCAGACGCTGGCCGATTGGCCCGAGGCGCGCTGTATTTCGGCGCGCTGCATCAGGAGCATGCAATGACCACGAAGCGATCCTGCCACGAACTGGGCGTATGCCACGGCCGCCCCAGCGTGGGCCGCTCCTGCCGCCACGACACGCACCAACTGCCCCCAGGAGGGTTCTACTTCGCACCCGGTGCCATAGAGCAGGAGGCACCGCGCACACCGCGGGCACGCCGCGTGCGGCGCTGGATGGCTCTGGCGGCCGAAGTGGTACTACTGGCAGCCATCTCCATCGCCCTGGGCGTGGCCAGTGGCTGGTTCCATGCGAAAGGGCTGCTGTGACGGATCTGTCTTGCCCCGCCTGCGGCGCGGAGTTCGATCTGTCGGTGGCCTTCGCCTCCGAGGCGGATCAGCGCGCGCTGTCCCGCCTGGCCAGCGTCAGCATCCCCCTGGGCGCCCGCGTGTTGCAGTACGTGGCGCTGTTCCAGCCGCCCAAGCATCGCCTGACGGCCGCCAAGAAGATCAAGCTGATCCTGCAGCTGTTGCCCGACCTGGAGCGCCAGGCCATCACCTGGAAGGGGCGCGACTGGGCGGCACCGTTGGCCGCCTGGGCTCAGGCCATCGACCAGATGCTGGACGCACGCACCGCGCAGCGCCTGGAACTACCCATGAAGGGCCACGGCTATCTCTATGCGGTGCTATCAGGCATGGCCGACAAGCACGAGGGCCAGGCCGAGCAGCAGCGCGAGCAGGAGCTGCGCAACGCGGGCCGCGCGCACAGCAGCGACGCTCCCACGCAAGTGGGCCAACTGCTGCAGGGTGTCGCCGCATCACCCACCACCAACGCGGCCACACCACGGCCCGCGACCACACCGGCGCCCGCCGGCATGTCCCCAACCGTGCGCGCTATGCGCGCAGCCATCGCAACAAAGAAAGGCGAGCAGCCGTGAACCTGACCACCCAGCAAATGCCAGGCCGCGGCCGTCCCCGCGGCAAGGTGCAACCCACGCCGCGCCCGGCAGACGCCGTGCCGCCCGCGCAGTACGACCGCATGCGCGCGCCCACCTGGACCACCAGCCCGGCGCCCGCCGCGCGCGATGGGGCCGATGACCACAAGCGCATCCAGAGCCGCGGCTTTCGGTGCTGATCACAAAAGGAGACCCATGCCCACCGCCATCGAATCCATCAACAAGCATGCCGAGGTGTACGCCAAGGCCCGTGCACTCCTGGCCGAGAAGGTCACCGCGCTCAATGACGGCATAGCCGCACTGCGCCGCGACCACCTGGCCGACATCCGCCGTGCCGTGACGCGCGCCGCCGAGGCCGAGGACGCGCTGCGTGCCCTGGTCGAAACCCACCCCGAGTGCTTCGTGAAGCCCAAGACCCAGGTGCTGGCGGGCGTCAAGCTCGGCTACCAAAAGGGCAAAGGGGCCATCACCTTCGACGACGCCGACGCCGTGGTGGCCCGCATCAAGAAACACCTGCCCGATCAGGCCGACGTGCTGATCCGCACCAAGGAGGCGCCGGTCAAGGAGGCACTGGCGCAGCTCACCGCAGCCGAGCTCAGGAAGATCGGCGTGACGGTCGAGGACGCCGGCGACATGGTGGTAATCAAACCCGTGGACAGCGAGGTGGACAAGCTGGTGGACGCGCTGCTCAAGGGTGCGGCCCAGGAAGGCGAGGCAGCGTGATGCGCTCCACCCCAATCGACCGCGTCAAAGAGCGCATGGGCTACCAGAACGCAAACGCTCGCCCCAGCTGCCGCAATTGCACGCATTCCCAGCAGCACAGAACCGGCGCCGACTACTACCCCTGGTACTGCAATAACGGGCTGTTCGGCACCACGGCGCTGGCGGTTTGTGAAAAGCATGAGGCCAAGCGCAAGAAGGAAGCGCAATGATCAAAAACGCCATCATTTACCGCATCGCGCCCCGGTGGCAGGTGGAGCTGACCCAGCTGGAGGAGGCGCTGGCCAAGACTCCGTTCCAAGAATGTGGCGCCACGCAGGAAAAGTCCAGCGGCTGGGTTCCGCCGCGCGGCGAGGCTCACGGCTTGCTGGTCGAATCCGTGGGCGGGCAGTGGATGCTGCGCTTCATGACCGAGGCGAAGGTGATCCCCGGAACGGTGCTGGAACGCAAGGTCAAGGAAAAGGCCGCGCAGATCGAGCAGCAGACCGGCCGCAGGCCCGGCAAGAAGGAGACCAAGGAGCTCAAGGACGAGGCCCGGCTGGACCTGCTGCCCGTTGCCTTCACCAAGCAGGCATCCACGTGGGTGTGGATCGACCCGCAGGCGCGCTTGCTGGTGCTGGATACCGGCAGCCAGGGCCGGGCCGACGAGATCGTCACCGCGCTGGTCGAGGCGCTGCCCGGCCTGTCGGTGGCGCTGCTGGACACGCAGACCAGCCCGCAGGCTGCCATGGCGCAGTGGCTCAAGGAGCAGGAGCCGCCGGCGGGTTTCAGCATCGACCGCGAGTGCGAGCTGAAGTCGCCCGACGAGTCCAAGGCCGTGGTGCGCTACGGTCGCCACCCGCTGGACATTGCCGAGGTGCGAGACCACATCCAGGCCGGCAAGTTGCCCACCAAGCTGGCCATGAGCTGGGACGACCGCGTGTCCTTCGTCCTGACGGAAGGACTGCAGCTCAAGAAGGTGGCGTTCCTGGACACGGTGTTCGAGGGCCAGGCGCAGGACGACGGCGGCTTTGACGCCGATGTGGCCATCGCCACGGGCGAGCTGTCCAAGCTGATCCCCGACCTGGTTGCAGCGCTGGGCGGACATGGCCGCACCGAGTTGGGTAGCACTGGAGTGTCGTCGTGATGCCCCGCGAAGCCATGGAATCCCGTCCCAAAACGTCCCAAGCGCAAAACCCAGGGGGTTGCCGCTCCTGCAGCGTCCAGGGCCTTAAAACGCCCTTGCGCCAGGAAGTGCTGGCGGTGTCCATCCTGGGCTCGTTTTTCGGGGTGCTGGGGGCGCTGCTGCTGGCCATGCCCGCGCTGCCGGGCTGGGGCTTCGGCGCATTCCTGGTCAGCAACGTGGCCTGGCTGATCGCCAGCGCCTGGCAGCGCCAGTGGCCCCTGCATGCGCAGCAGTGGGTGTTCCTGGCCTGCAGCCTGCTGGGCCTGTGGAACTGGTGGCTTGGGCCGCTGCTGGGGTAAGCCATGGTCGATGAAGTGAAGCTGTGCAAGAAGTGCGATGAGGAATGGCCCGCAGATCTGGAATTCTTCTTCAGCGATCCCAACACGCGTAGCGGTCTCTTCTACTGCTGCAAGGCTTGCTACTACGAAAAGCTGGCCCCGGACCGGCGGCGTCAGGCTCCTGCGATCGACGGCCCCCACGCGACGGATTCGCTCGCGCCATTCCTGCGTCTGATCGCCACTCAACTGGAGCCATCGGCATGACCACCAACCACATCGCCGCCATCCACGTACTCAAGGGCAAGCTCAGGCAGTCCGATGACGACTACCGCGCACTGCTGGTCAACCTGACCGGCAAGGACAGCAGCAAGGCCATGAACCAGGTCGAGCGGCGCAAGGTGCGCGAACACATGCAAGCGCTGGCCGAGCGCCTGGGCCTGGCACAGCCCACGCGCCGCAGGCCCCTGACGGGTGAGCAGTTCGCCAAGGCCAAGACCGTCGCCAGTCCGAAGGAGCGCAAGGTGTGGGCGCTGTGGCACCAACTGCACCGCGATGGCCTGTTGGACAACCCCAGCCGCGCCGCGCTGGACGCATGGGTGGAGCGTACGGTGCATGTGACTGCGCTGCGTTTTTGCACTGGCGCGCAGCTGGACACCTGCATTGAGGCGCTGAAGGCGTGGAAGCAGCGAGGAGGAGCGCATGTTTGATATGTTCGACCGCCTGGACCTGGCCGAGTTGACGGCCGAGCAGCTCGCGCCGTTGGAGGCGCTGATGGCCCCGGCGTGGTCAGACACCTGGCGCGATCTGGCCACCAGCCACTACATCACGCTGCTGTCGGCTCCCGACGCCGATGCCGCCACGCCGGCGTCGCTTGCCACGCTGGCCGTGGCCCTCACCATGGGCCTGGCCCAGGATCTGGGTGGCACGCAGCCTTACATTCCCGTGGGCGCAGACATGATGAGCAGCGCCCGCACGCGCCGCGTCATTGAGCTGCTGTCCTCTGGCCTGCCGTATAAAGACGTGGCCGATGCCTGCGGCATTACCGCTAGCCGCGTGCGCAACATTGAGCGCGCGTGGCGGCGTGAGCAGATGGCGCTGCGCCAGGGCGAGCTGCAGCTGGAATAGCCCACCCACCACCCATGCCATGAAGGCCCCGATCGCCGCCGCGACGGGGCCTTTTTGTTCGTGAGTATGTGGAGTGCAGCATTTACGGAAAGCGCAGGGTACGCGCGACAGTGCGGCCCATGCCTCAAGCCGCATCTACCCCCAAGCCGCTGCACATCTTCAAGCCTGGCCGCTGGACCACCATGCATGGTGAGTCCATTGAGTTCAGCGAGTCCGACCTGCAGGCCATGGCACGGGCCTACGACCCCAGGATTTCCAAGGCCCCACTGGTGGTGGGCCACCCCAAGACGGACGACCCGGCCAAGGGCTGGGCAGTCTCCCTCACCGCGACCGAGCGCGGCCTGTATGCCGCCGCAGACAAGGTGGACCCGGAGTTCGCGGAGGCCGTGCGCCGCGGCGCCTACGGCACGGTGAGCGCCAAGTTCTACCGCCCGACCGACCCCAACAACCCCACGCCCGGCGTTTGGTACCTGCGCCACATCGGTTTCCTGGGCGCACAAGCGCCCGCCGTGAAGGGCCTGGATACACCCGAGTTCGCCGCCACCGACGACGACGGCTGTGTGTGCTTTCAGGAGGGTGTGACCTTCGGCGAATGGGACGCCATGACCTCCGCCAACCTGTGGCGCAACTTGCGTGAATGGATTGTCGGCAAGTTCGGCCTGGACGAAGCCGACAAGGTCCTGCCGGGCTACGACGTGCGCGCCCTGGAGCTGGGTGCGCAGGAAGAGATCAATGCGCGGCGCGAAAGTGATGTGACCGCCGCCACTCCTGCCCCCGCATTCGCGGAGGGCGCATCCGCCCCCAGCAATCCACCACCAAAGGAGTCCGCAGTGACAGACCAGGAAGCCGCGCAGTTGCGCGAACAGAACGCCGCCCTGCAGCGGCAAAACGAGGAGCTGCGTCGTTCCGAACAGGCGCGCCTGGCCGAGGCCATCCGCTCGGACAACGCGGCCTTTGCCGAGGCCATGGCCGGCGAGGCGCGTATTCCGGCCGCCATGAAGGACCAGGTGGCCGCCATCGGCGCGCAGCTGCAGTCCACACCCGACGTGGAGTTCGGCGAAGGCGACGCCAAGAAGCCGATGCATCAGGTCTTCCGCGATTTGCTGCAGGCACTGCCGCCTGCCGTGGAGTTTGGCGAGACCGCCACGCGCCAGCGTGTGGCCGATGACGCAGGCACCAGCGACGACGGCCCCGCGTTTGCCGAAGGCGCCACGCCTGACCGCACGGCACAGGACAAGCGCATCCGCGCCTATGCCAAGGAACACGGTGTGACCTACGCCGCCGCGGCCCACGCAGTGATGCGTGCCAAGTAACCCGACCCGTACCCCAAGGAGAAACACATGGGACGTTTGAGCAATCTGCGCGTGGTGGACCCTGTCCTCAGCGCGCTGGCCCTGGGCTACAGCAACGCCGAGTTTGTTGGCGAGCAGCTGCTGCCCTTCGTGAACGTGGACAAGGAGGGTGGGAAGATTCCTACCTTCGGCAAGGAGGCCTTCAAGGTCTACAAAACCGAGCGCGCACTGCGTGCCGAGTCCAACCGCCTGGTGCCCGAGGACATCGGGGGCATCACCGTTGCGCTGGACGAGCACGATCTGGAGTACCCCATCGACTACCGCGAGGACGCGGAAAGCGCCTTCCCGCTGCAGGCGCATGCCACCAACCGTGTGGTGGAAGCCATCCGCCTGCGCCACGAGAAGACGGTGGCCGACATGACGCAGAACCCGGCCAATTACCCGGTGGGCAACAAGATCGCGCTGTCGGGAACGGACGTGTTCACGGACCCCGGCAGCGACCCGGAAGGTGTGGTGGACGATGCCCGCGCTGCGGTGCGCGGCAAGATCGTCAAGGAGCCCAACACCATGGTGATCGGCTACAAGGCGTGGCGTGCCCTCAAGCGCCATCCGAAGCTGCGTGCCATCCTGGGTGACTCCAAGCCGCGCCTGGTGCAACTGGTCGACCTGCGCGAGATCTTCGAGATCGAGAACATCGTCATTGGTAAAGGCGTATATGCCACCGATGCCGGCGCGGTGACGGACATGTGGGGCGGCAATCTCGTGATGGCCTATGTGCCGCCGGGTGCCCCCTCCAAGGCTGGCGACGCGCCCGTGCGCTCTGCTTACGAGCCCGGTTTTGGCTACACGCTACGCAAGACCGGCAACCCGGTGGTGGATACCCGCCTGGGTGGCGGCGGCAAGCTCGAGCTGATCCGCAATACCGACATCTTCCGCCCTTACGTGCTGGGCGCGGAAGCCGGCTACCTGGTCACGGGCGCTGCGTGAGGTGAATGCCATGGCCACCAAATCCAAGGCAACTACCGCCGCCAAAACCACTGCCGCAGCGGCCGCAGCTCCCGCGGTGGAGGTGCCCCCACAGACTTCCACGGCCCCTTCCGATGCGGCGCAAGCCGCGTCGGGCGAGGCCAGCGAAGGCGAAGCCTCGGGCACGACTGGCAAGCAGGCGCCCGCAGTTCCGACCACTCCGCCGCCTGAAGAGCCGCCTGTGAACAAGGCAGATCCCGATGCCAAGCACCGCTACCTGGTCGGCGTTGTGCCCATCCGCCACGACGGTCGGGTGTACGGCGTGGGCTTCGAGATCCGGCTGACCGTAGCCGAGGCCGACCGGCTCTCCGGCCTGCTGACCCCCATCAATGAGTGAGGTTGACCCCCCTATGAAAACCGAACAGATCCTTTTGGCCACGACGGTGTTGGCCGCCGCCGCGCTCACCAGGCAGCGCTTTGTGAACTTTGCGGGTGACACGGCCAACGCGACCGACGCCGCGCTGGGTGTTGCCAACGCGAACTATGACCCCGGTGAGCAGGCGGGCGTGTCCACGCACGGCCTGGTGCTGGTCGAAGCCGGCGCAGCCGTCGCTGCGGGTGCACAGGTGCAGTCAGACGCCACGGGGCGCGCCATCACGCTGGCCGCTGGTGTAGCCGCCGGCCGCGCGGTGGATGCGGCCATGGCCGAAGGCGAGTTCATCCGCGTGCTGCGCTGATCGCCATGACCGCCTACGCCTCTATCACTGACCTGGTCGCCGCCGCAACGGGTGGCTGGACCGAGCTGGCTCAAAGGGCTGCGCCCGAGGCCGTGCTCGACGCCGAGCTGCTGCGCCTGGTGGCCACGGGCGGTGATGTGAGCGCATGGACGGCCGATGCGATCGCCGTGGCCACGGCCGCCTTGGGGCGTCTGCAGGATGCCCTGGAGCGCGCCAGCCGCCATGCTGACACCTACCTGTTCCCCCGTTACCGCGCCCGCATGCCGCTGCCCTTGGATCTGGTGCAGGGCAGCAGCCTGCCCGCGGCCGTGGCGGCGATCGCGCTCAAGCGCCTGTACGGCACCTCGGTGCCCGAGGACTTGCGCCGCGGCGCGGCCTGGGCCGACCAGTACCTGGCCGACCTGGCCAAGGGCGTGGTGAGCCTGGGTGGTGGTGACGTGGACGTGGCCCAGCCACCCGGCCGCATGGTCACCCGTGCGCCGGGTAGCGCATTTGACTGGGGGGGGTACTGATGGCCACGACCGCGCCTGCAGCGCCGCACCCCAACAACTTCCTGGAGCCCGAGTCGCACATCGTGGCGCGGCTCAAGGAGCGGCTGCCCGGCGTACACGTGCTCACGGCCGCCGACCTGGCTGCCACCAAGGAAGAGGCCCAGCCGGTGCCGGCGGTGCACGTGGTCTGGAACGGCTTTCGGGTGCGGGACACGCGCATTGATGGACGCGTCTCGCACCTGGACCACGAGTGGCTGATCGTCTCTGCAGTGCGCAACGTGCGGGGCCTGAAAAGCGGCGCCGACGCGCGGCGCGAGGCCGGCGAGTTGGCCGCGCGCGCGGGCGCCGCGGTGATGGGCTTTCGCCCGCCAAACGTGAATGGGCCGATGCGCCTGGCGCCCGCACCTGGTGCCGGGTACAGCCAGGCCGGCTACCTCTATCTGCCGCTCGCCTTCCTGGTCGAGACGGTTTTTCACAGTGCCGACTATTTCAAAGGAGCCTGAACATGGCCGTCGAAGTGATCAAACAAACCTATAAGCCCATGATGACCGTGGGCCAGGTGTACGCCAAAGTGTGGGGCACATCTGCCAGCCCGAAGGAAATCGGCAACGTGCTTGAGCTGGGCTTGGAGCACAGCGAAGATGTGCAAACCCAGGACGACATGACCAAGCTGGGCGGCGGTGTTCATGCAGAGGTGCGCCGCGTGAAGGACGTCAAGGTCAAGATGAAGCTGGCGGACCTGAACGTGGTCAACATCGCCCGCGGCGTGCTGGGCTCGGTCGCCTCCGTCGAAGCGGGCACCGTGACAGACATGCCCTATACCGTCTCCGAGCTGGGTGTGCTGATCCCGCTGGATCACATCGGCGCAACTGATGTGGTGATCAAAAAGGGGGCGGACGCCGCCAGCGCCACGCCGGTGGACATGGCCGGCAACTACGAGCCGCGTAGCGAGGGAATCGTGCTGCAGTCCGGTGCCGCCGGCCTTGCTGCGGACGACAAGCTGTGGATCAGCTACACCCACGGCGCCTATGCCGTGATCGAAGCGCTGACGACCAAAGCTCCAGAGCTGCAACTGCTGTTTGGCGGCATGAACGAGGCCGACAGCGGCAACCCGGTGACGGTGGATATCTGGCGCTGCAGCCAGGGCGTCGCCAAGCAGTTCTCCTTGATCAACAAGGGTTTCGGCGCGCTGGATATCGAGGGCACTTTGATGATGGACCCGACCAAGACAGGCGCCGGCATCAGCAAGTACTACCGCGCACGCATGGCCTGACACCGCCCGATCAGGCACCAGGGCCGCCACCGTCCCACCGGGCGGCGCGCGGCCCTTATTTCACCCGCATCCGAGACGCTCCCGCACCATGGCCAACGACAACCAGATCGACTTCACCGTTCGCATCAAGCGCGAGGGCGTGGGTGAGCTTGCGGGCGACCTGGCCAAGATTGAGGAAAGCGCCAAGGATGTAAGCGGCGCGGGCATTGATGCAGGCACCACGCTGGACAAGCTGGGAGATGCGGCAAAGCAAGCTGGCGCCGACATGGGTGGTCTGGCACAAGCTACATCCGAGGCTGCCGACCAGGGTGGCGAGATGGGCCGCGGAACCGATGCGGCAGCACAGGCAGTGCAGGAGCTGGGCCAAGATGCACAACAGGCGCGCGGTGGCGTCGAGCAGCTGGCTGCGGCCGAAGACCGGGCTGAGGACGGCGCTAGAGATCTTGGGGCAGGTGCACAGGCCGCCGCCAAGAGCGTGGCTGCTGCAGGCCAGGCCGCCAGCCAGGCAGGCGGCGAGCTAGACGAGCTGCGCAAAGCCACTGATGAGAAGACAGCAGCGATCAAAGCTGGGCTGCAGGTCGAGCAGTCCGAGATTGAGCTGCAGCGCCAACACCTGGCCGCGGCTGCAGAAGAGCAGCAGGCACGCCTGAAAGCCGCTCAGACCCAGGGAGACGAAGCCGCCGCCACACGCGCAGGCAATGCCCTGCGGCAGATCGAGGCTGACCAGCTCGCCCTGGTTGCCCGTTCCAAGCGGGCTGAGGCCGCGGCGGTACAGCAGGTAGTGGACGCCAGGCGTGAGGAGTTGACGGCTATAGGCCCGCTGACCCAGGCGCAACAACAAGAGCTGCAGGTGGCCGAAAACCGAGCGAAGGCCCTGCGCGTGCAGGCAGCTGCCGCTGACCAGGCCACTCAGGAGATGCGGGGGCTTGGAGGAGCCCTCGACGAAACGTCCAAGCGATCGTCCGGTCTGGAAGAAACGCTCACACAGGTGTCGAAGGCCGTAGCCGGGTTGTTCGCAGCCGGAAAGCTCTGGGACTTTGCAAAAGACACCATTGCTGTGGCTGATGCTTATGGCCAGATGGCCGAGCGCATCCAGATGGCCACGGGCAACGCCGACGAGTACGACCTGGTGCAGCGTCGTCTTCTGGAATCGGCCAACCTGACTTATCGATCGCTCTCCGAGCAGCAGGAGCTGTACATCCAGACGGCGGATGCATTGCGCTCCATGTCCTATTCGACGGCTGATGTATTAGACATCACCGACAGTTTTAGCTACCTGCTGACCACCAATGCCGCCAGCGCCGAGCGGGGAAAGAACGCGATTGACGCGTACACAAAGTCCATCCAGTCGGGGCGGGTTGAGGTGGATTCCTGGCAGTCCATCATGGCGGCTACGCCGACCATCGTGGACGCGATCGCCAGCGCCACGGGCAAAACGGCTGAGGAAGTGCGCCGCCTGGGGATCACGGGGCAACTGTCCATTGCCGACCTCAACGAAGGTTTGCGCCAGACGGTCGAGCTGAACAAGGAGGCGGCCACTGGAATGAGCGCCACGGTGAAGGACGCCGTGACTCGCCTGGCTAACACCTGGAGCGTGTACGTCGGCGAGGCCAACCGGGCCAATCAATCGACGACGAAAATCGTTTGGCTGATTGATCAGCTCTCCAGCAACCTAGACGCCGTCGTGAAGGTTGCCATCATCGCGGGCGACGTGATGGTGGCTGTCTGGGGCGTGAAGGCCCTGAACGCGCTGAAGGCGTACACGGCGCAGCTTTCGCTTGCAGCGGCTGAAACCACGGCCCTGATGGGGGCGACAACGGCCGCTGGCGCCAAGATGGCCGCGGGCTTGGCCGCAGCGGGCAAGCTCGCCGCGGCAGCATGGATCGGTTGGGAAATCGGCACCTTCATGCGCACCGAGTTCGAGGTGGTCGAAAAGGCTGGCATTGCTCTGGCCGCGGGACTGACCAAGGCTGCAGCCATGGCGCAATCCGCCTGGGAGATGACTCAGGCAGCGTTCACTGACGACACCATTGAAGCTGCGCAAGAGCGCCTGCGCAAGAAGCTCCAGGAGATAGACGACGAGTACGCGGCGTTGTTCGCGGCGGCCGACAAGGCTGGGACCAAGCAGCAGGAGGTGGGCCAGAAGGTCGCATCGGCCGGTACGGCAGCTCAGAATGCGACAGTGCAGTGGGAAGGGCTGCGCACCAGCTACGCGTTGGTTCACAAGGAGCTGGAATCCCAGGCCGCCCTCGTAGACAAGGTCGCTACGCTCAAGAATGCTGAAGCATCCGCCGCCGTGACGATGGCACAAGCGCTGGGCACCGAAGCCGAGCAGCGTGCAGCCCAGGCAGCAGCGGCCGCCACCCAGGCGCAGCAACTGGCGAACGTCGCCCTGCAGCGTCAGACCGAAGTGAACGTGCTCAAGGCGGAGCGTGACGCGCTGATGGCCATCGGCGAGGAACTGCTCCGCAGCAATCCAGAGAAGAAAAAGCAGCTGGACGATCTGAACCAGCAGATCGCCCTAAGGGAGGCCGATGCCGGCGCGGCGATGGCCCAGGCGCGCGCCGCACAAGCGTCGGCCGTGGCGGCACAGGCTGAGGCCGATGCGCAGCGGGACAACAGCGCCCGCGTGCATGAGTTGCGAGCGGCCTATGAACAGGCCAAGGCCAAGCTGGAAGAGGTACGCGCAGCGAAGGCTGCAGGAAAAGCCACGACCGAGGATGTCACCAATGCCGAGTTGGAAGCCGGCAGGGCTGCACTGCTGTACCGCGACGCGTTGCAGGACCAGCTCAAGGCCATAGACGCACGCGCGCGCGCCCAGCGTTCTGACCTGGATGTGCAGGCCGCAGGTGTGCAGCTGGCCATCGAGCAGCAGCGCACCATCCTTGAAGTGGCGCGCGCCCGCGGCGACGAAGCTGGTGCCATGCGAGCGCAAGAGAACATCCGCCGCTTAGAGATTCAGCTGCTGGAACTCTCGGCCCAAGCGAAGCGTGCCGAAGCGGATGCGGCCATTGCTACAGCTCAGGCCAAGCGTGCCGAGTTGATTGCCAGCGGCGAATACACCGGCGTGAAGAAGCTCGAGATCGATGCCGCAATCAAAGCCGCTGAAGTCAAACGCCTGGAGGGCCAGATCGCGCAGGAAACGGCCAGCCGCTTGCGCCAGCTCGGCGATGCGCAGGGGGACCTGAAGCGCAAGACCGAAGATGCAACGGGCTCGCTCGTTAAGCAGGTAGGCACCTTGGAGCGCCTGGCTGAAGGTGTGGAGCGTGTGGGCGAAGGGTTCCGCAACAAGGACGGTTTCACGTCCGATGCGCGGGGCAACGTCCAGACGCAGGGTGTGTGGACCCGCACAGCGATCATCGATTACCTCAAGCAGGCCGGCCTGGATGAAATGCTGGCTGCTCGTTTATCCCAGCAGTTCACGCAGGCTGATGGGACGGTGTCGTACGAGGCGTCAGAGGCGCAGAAACGCTGGGGCGGCAAGTACTCCACGCTCGCTGGCGCGCTGGGCAAGATGGCCGAGTACTACAAGTACGACACCACGGGCAAGCACCAGGCGCAGGAGATGCTCGACCACGAGCGCACCAAGAACAACAAGCCCACCGCGCCCACCACCACTGCACCATCAAACAGCAGCTCCGGTAGCTCTGGCAGTGGCGCCAGCTACGTCTCCAACATCACCATCCAGGGCCAGCGCAGCACGCTCAAGTACGCGGACCGACAAAGCCAGCTCGACGGCGATGCGTTGATTCGCCGGCTCGCCGAAGACAGGGGAGTCGCCCAATGATCACGCTCACCCGCGCGAGTGTCGTGGCCACGCTGTCCGACCGCCTGATCTGGACCGATGAATACGCCTGGTCGCCCGTCGTCATAGAGCCCCGCACAGGCACCAACGGCGCGCTGCACGTGCACGTCGGCAAGCGCCTGGCCGGCCGCCCGATCACGCTCGACGGCCGCGACAGCGCCGCCTGGATCAGCCGGGCGCAGTGCGACCAGCTCCAGGCCTGGGCCGCTATCCCCGGCGCCACGTTCGAGCTGGTGCTGCGCGGCACTGCCCGCACCGTGATGCTTCTTGAGTTCCAGGCCAATCCGATCTGGCGCCTCGAGGACGGTGAGCACACGGCCGACACGCAGTACGTCCCATTTTTTAGATTCATGGAGGTCTGAACCCCAATGCCCATCCGCGCCCAAGACATCAAACTGCGCGCCAGCCGCGTCATGGCCGACGTGCCCGAAGGCGGCGGCGGCCCCAGCGCCCAGGAAATCGCCTTCGGCGAGTCCAACACCGTCTTCGACGACATCGACTCGCTCGGTCGCACCCTGGGCAACGTCAGCGTGCGCCAGTTGCACATGCACGTGGACACGCCGAGCACTGACCGCCTGCTGGGCGCCTACGCCATCGTCGCCAAGCTGCCGTCCGACCCCAACGTATCGGTCACGCTGGCCACCTGCGCCCCGTTTGCCCGGCGCAGCGAGATCGCCACGGCCATCGCCGACTACCTGATCCGCGGAGTCCGCTGGCCCGGTTTCCTGCTCGAAAACCACGTGCAGGGCCAGGCCAACATCCAGATCTTCCAGCGCCCGGGCGTGCGCAAGCCCACCGTGGGCCGCACGCTGGTGCTGGTGCTCAACGAGGGCCTGCCCACCGAGGTGCTGCAGTACGTGCGCGTGATCAAGGTGGGTAGCGAGATCCAGACCTTCACCGATGAGAAAGGCGACTACCAGGCCGAGGTGGTGAAGTGCGACCTGCAGTCGCCCCTGGCGCACGCCTGGGCCGGCACGGCCCCCAACCGCACGTTCACGGTAGGCACGGGCAAGACAGTGCTGCGCGACACCAGCGAGGCGGACGCCGCCAACTACTACGGCGCCGCCGCCACCACGGCCGTCGCCAACGTGGGCGCGACCAGCGTCAAGGTGGCCAGTCCCTACAGCCAGCTCGTGCCCAGCAGCACCACCAGCGTGCCCGCGCTGGACCAGCGTCCAGCCGCTCGCAAGACCTTCCGCTTGGCCGACAGCCCACGCGCGATCGATGTCAGCATGACCCCGCACACCACGCGCATCAAGATCGGTCAGGAGAACCGAGGCTTGTCCTTCGTAGTGCAACTCACGCCGCCGCCCGAGCCTGGCACCGTGGTCGCCACCTGGGTGGGCCTGGGCAACCGGTACACGATCGAGGACAACGGCGCGGGCGAGCTCAGCGGCGCGGGTGCGGGCACCGTCAACCCGGCCACCGGCAGCATGGCCATCACGCTGCCCAGCCTGCCCGACGTGGGCAGCGCCCTGGTCATCAACTGGGGCACGCGCATCGCCTACACCAACCGTCTGGCCCAGAGCGCCGCCGTACGCGCGCCGGAATACGCCTGGGTGCTCGAGGGCCGCAGCGAGCGCGACCGCATCGTGCCTGGCGCTTTCACCGTGCGCTACCCCAGCGGCGGCACCGTGCGCACCGTCACCGACAACGGCAGCGGCCAGCTGGCGGGCGATGGCACCGGCGTGCTGGACTACAACAGCCGCCACATCCTGCTGCGGCCCACCTACATGCCCGACCCGGGCGCGCAGCTGCAGGTGGAGTGCCAGATGGAGGAGCTGATTACCGAGATCAAGCCGGCCGGGGACCTCAGCCCTGATGCTGCGGGTTTCATCTCATTTGCCTTGGCCCAGCAGCCCGCCGCCGGCACGCTGCAGCTCACCTGGTACACGGCCCGCGCCACCAGCACCACCAGTGGCGCCTCGCTCAGCATCACCAGCGCGATCAAAAGCAACAACACCACGACCACCGTCACCCAGGTGCCGTCGGGCCTATCTCTTCCCGGCGCGCCTGGCGGCGTGACGTGGGGTTAATCGGAGCACCACCATGGCAGGATCAGAAGGCGGCGTCTACCGCCCGCAGCCCATCACCCGCACCTCTACCGCTGGCTCCAGCCAGGGCTCCAGCTCCTCGCTGTCAGAGCAGAGCGGCAAAACGGCCGACGATCGCATCATCGTCGCCCGCACAGTCACCGACGATGGAGCCGGCAATCTGGCCGCTGCGCTGGGCACTGTGGACTATGTGAGCCGAGCGGTATCGCTCAAGGTTGTCAGCCACGACCGGACCACTGAAAACTACAAGGCCGACCACGAAAAAGCATCCGAGTTCTCCACCACTACCAGTGGCGGCAACGGGGGCAGCGGCAGTGGCAGCTCTGGTAGCAACAGTCGCAAGGGCGGCAGCTACGGCACGGCAAGCGTGGGCGAAGAGATGTTCGCGGGATCCAGCCTGGTGGCCCGCTACCGTGTCGGTGCGCCCGCTCCGGTGTCGCACAGCGAGACCTACACGCCCGATGCCGTCACCATCGACCTGTGCCCTTACACAACGCATCGCATCGTGCCTGGCAGTGTGCAGTTCCGGTGGATGGGCACTACCTATGTGGATTTCGAGGGCGTGGTGTACCGCGACCGCACAGACACCAGCCCGGGTATCGCCAGCGGGCGAGTGGACTACGCCGCTGGCGTGGCCATCATGACGGACTGGGTGGTGGGCGGCAGCGGCGCCACCGACTTCGTGCTGCAGAGCTTGTGGACGCAGGCCGGCGACTGGCGCACCGCCAGCGTGTTTTTCATGACCGAGGCTTCGCCCATCCAGCCCGGGCAGATCACCATCACTGTCACTGACGTGTCGGGCGACCTGATCACCGTGGAGTGTGACCTCAACGGCAACTTGACCGGCCCGCACGCCATGGGCAAGTTTGAATTTCAAAACGGCCTGGGCGAGCTGCAGTTCGGCGACTTCGTCGACGCCGCCAGCCTCACCGACGCCGACCGGGCCGAGTGGTGGTACAGCGCCGCCGAGGTTGGTGCCGTGCAACCGGGCAAGGTGTGGCGCCCCTGGCCCGTGGACCCGGCCAGCCTGCGCTACAACGGGGTCAGCAACTTCTATTTGCCGGTGGACCCGGAGATCCTGGGCCTGGACCCGGTGCGCCTGCCGCAGGACGGGCGCGTGCCCATCTACCGCAAGGGCCGCATTCTCGTCATTGGCAACAACGATCAGTTGCCCGCGGCCCATTACGTCAACGGCGCCGTGATCGACGTGGGCCGCACGCGCCTGTCGCACGTGTGGCTGATCGGCGCCGATGGCAAGCTGATCACATCCGGTTTCGAGGCGACCGAGGCCGACCTGGACGCCGGCCGCATCCACGTGCAGGACACCAGCGGCTGGGCCCAGCCCGTGACGGTGGAGCACCGCATCCAGGACATGGCCCTGTGCACCGACGTGCAGATCGACGGCACGCTCAGCTTCAACATCCCCTTGAGCCACCAGTACCCCGTGGGCAGCGTGGTCAGCTCGGCCGTGCTGTGGGGCCACACCTGGGCGCGCGTGGCCACGCTGTTCGACCAGCAGTCTTGGGACGGCGTGACCTGGAAAGACGAAGTGCATGGCAACCCGGCCGTGGGCAACTACAACGACACTGCCTACCCCATCGTTGTCAACAACGCCGGCGCTTTGAGCGACCGCTTTGCCCTGCGCATCAAGAGCAGCGGCAGCACCTTCGAGTTCCACACCGAGCACATGGGCGTTCTGGCCGAAGGCTCCATCAACGCTGACTTCGCCCCGGTCAACCCCATCAAGCCCGGCACGCCGCTGCTGCAGCTGGCCAGCGCCGGCTGGGGCAGCAACTGGGTCGCGGGCAACACGCTGTTCGTGCGGGTGGTGGGCGCCATGCAGTCCATGGCCGTCATCCGCACCGTGCAGCCGGGCGCCCCCGCGGGCCTGGACTACAGCTTCGACCTGCTCACCGGCGGCGACATCGATCGCCTGCCCAGCGGCATTCCAACCCCCTGATCCCACCGAACCGATATGGCAAATTTTCCCGTCAAATGGATCTCCAGCACCATGCGCGGCGCGCCCATCATCAGTGGCACGCCCGGCACGCAGATCGCCGCGCTCGATGCGTTCCTCCTGCACGGCTGGGGCCAGGTGTCCGCCAGCCAGATCGTCGTGGCCAGCGGCGTGGCCACGGCCACGGTCAACGCCGGCGACACGTTTGAGGTGCACGCAGTGATCGAGGTGGCCGGCGCCACGCAGGCGGCCATCAATGGCCAGGCCCGCGTAACCGGCGGCACGGTCACTACTGTGACCTGGGCCTCCGATGCGCCGGACGGCACTTATACAGGTGCGATCACCATCAAGTACGCGCCGGTGGGCGGGTGGCAGAAGGCGTTTTCTAAGGCCAACGTGGCCGTCTACCGCAGCATCGCCCCCGAGAGCCCCCGCATGTTTTTCCGGGTGGATGACACCGGCACGTTGTCCGCGCGCGTGCGTGGCTACATCGACATGACGGATGTGGACACGGGCATCGGCCCGTTCCCGACCGAAGCGCAGATCGCCGGCGGTGGCTATTGGGTCAAGAGTGGGGTGGCCAGCGCCGCCGCAGCGCAGTACGTGATGGCGGCCGACTCCAGGGCCATGTTGGTCTGCATCGCCTCGCGCAGTATGCAGAACGCATCGCACACAGGCTCACCCGCGCGCGGCTTTGGGGACATGCTCCCGCTGGCACCAGGGGGCGACCCGTGGGCGGTGGCGCTCTCATGTGCCGGTCAGGAGAACCTGGTCAGCATTGAGTCAGGCAACGGAGGGTTTGAGGGTCTTAACTCCGGCGCCGCGGGCATCTATGTCGCGCGTTCCGCATCCGGGGGCGGCGCTGGGGTCATGGTTGCCGCAATGTCCTATTCCGCGGCAGGCCGCAGCGGCACCATTTATTCCGGCAACGACGCGCTGTGCGGTGTGTTCCCGTCTACCGTTGACGGTGTGTTGCGCTACTGCCGTAAGTTCATTTATCAAGACAACTCAACAAACGACCGGCCGCCGCGCGCCGACGTGCCAGGGGTGTTGTACATCCCTCAGAGCGGAGTTGTTGCTGCGATCAACCGGCTGGACGTAGTCGAGGGCGCAGGAGCTTTCGCAGGCCGCGCCCTGCTGGCACTGCACTGCACAGCCGTGTCGCTCAATAGTAATCCGGGCGGTGTCTACCTGATAGACATCACCGGTCCTTGGAGGTGATGGGCATGGCCACCCTGTCTTTGCCTCAGCGCTTGGTCGGCCTGGTCAGCAGCCTGAACCGTGATTGGCGTTTGCCCAATGACACCGCCGGCACCATCACCGCTAACAACCGCGTGATGGTCAAGCCCGAGCCGACGGCGCCTGAGGTGCCCTTCGCAGGCGCGCGCGTGCGCCTGCACCGGTTGCTGGACGGCTACTGCGCGTGGGAGGGCATCTCTGACGCCCAGGGCTACTACTGGCCGCGCGGCCTTGAAGTGGGCCTTTGGTACTACCCCGTCGCGATCGACTTGTCAGGCACGCATGAGTGCGATGCCGCTGGCCCGGTGCAAGCGGTGCGGGGGGGCAGCTGATGCGCGACCTTGCCCTGACCCTGGCCGGTCGCGCCGCACGCAACGCGGCGAGCATCGTCCGCGCTGACGTGGGCCCAGCACCCAGCGGCGTCCGCCTGTTTACTGCCCAGGGCGGCGCGCTACTGGCTGTGCGCCAGCTCGCCAAGCCCAGCGGCACCGTGCGTGAGACGGACGGGCGCATCCAGCTGCTGCCCTCATCGGTCAACGACCTGGTGCTGGCCACGGGCGCCGCCACGTGGGGCGAGTGGTGTGCAGGCGACGGCCCGGCGCTGTTTGTCGGGCCAGTAACCGACGAGACCGGCATGGTCAGCGACGGCAGCGGTGGCCTGGTGGACACGGGCGGCATCGGCCCTTGGGTGCTGCGCGGTACCACGGGCACGCAGCTCTACGAAGGCGGCATCGTGCTGCTCACGACCGCCTTGATCGGGTAATGGTGGGTATGTGGCTGACGGAAAACTCATCTTTCTGCGCCCGGCCAGCGGCAGCGGTCGGCTGGTGCTGGGCGACTCGCACGCCGGCAGCATCGTCCCCGATGCTGAGGTCTGGATCGACGCGGGCGTTGCTGGCGAAGGCGCCGCGTCGCTGGACCTGCACGTGGGTGTTTTCGCGTCGATCGATGCGGGCATTGCTGGCGAGGGTACGGCTGACGTGCAGCTGGGCTGGGACGCCAATGCCTTCCGGCACGCCGCGGCCTTTTGCCGCCAGCACCAGCAGCAGGCGCAAGGCGCTGCCAGCCTGGCGCGCCCGCACTGGCAGCGCAGTCAGCCGCTGCGCGCAGTGCACCGCCCGGCCTGGCAGGACGGCGCCCCGGCCCTGCACCTGGCGCGCGCCTACTGGCAGCGCACCGAGGCCCTGCGGCCCATCGCCCGCAGCAACTGGCAGCAAGGCCTGCCCACGGCCGCGGCCACGCGGTCGCACCTGCAACAAACCATCGTCCTGCGCGCCGTCGGCCGCAGCGCCTGGCAGCAGGCCCGCCCCGTGCTGCCCGCCTGGCAACTGGGCTTCCAGCAAGTCGTCGCTCTGCGCGCCAGCGCGCGCAGCCACATGCAGGTTGGCCAGCCTGTGCTGCACATGGCGCGTGGCTGGTTGCGCACCGGTCAGCCTCTGGCGCGCCCATGGCGTGCAGCCTTCGAGCTCGCCCGCTACCCGCTGCCTGGCATCACGCCCAGCGCCCCACCGCCCGAGCCACCGCCACCGCCGTGCTACGACCCCGCCCGGCGTGGCCTGCTCGTGTTCGACGCGCCAGCGACTGCAGACGGCCGGCTGGTGTTCGTGTGCCGGCGTGCTGGGCCGCCGCTACCCCCTGCAGGCATCGTCGTGCCTGCACGCAGGAGCTACGTCGTGATCAATTCCATCGAGGTCCGCCGCGCGGATGACCTGGCTGGCGACCCGTTGCCATCAGAGACCTTCCAGATGCAGCTCAACCGGCAAAGCTGGACCTGGACGTTCTCGGCGAGTTTTCACGCGGCTGCGCGCGATGCGCTCGCTCTCGGCCCGGGCGGTCAGCCCGTGGAGCTGGAGGTGCGCGTCAATGGGCAACCGTTTCGCCTGCAGGCCGAGCGCATCGGCCGCAGCAAGCGCTTCCCAGAGCACCTGGTCACGGCCTCGGGGCGAGGCCTGGCAGCCGTGCTGGATGGACCCGTGCAAACCTTCAGCCAGGCGATGGATCGCACGGCCCAGCAGCTGATGACCGAGGTGCTGACGGTCAATGGCGTGGGTTTCGGCTGGTCGGTGGACTGGCAGATCACGGATTGGTTGGTGCCCGGCGGGATCTGGATGCACCAGGGCACATGGATCAGCGCGCTGGCGGACATCGCGGGCAGCGTGGGCGCCTATCTGCAGCCCCATGACACCGCCCCCATCCTGCGCGTACTGCCGGCCTGGCCCGAGCCATGGTGGCGCTGGGAAATGCTCGCACCCCATATCGAACTGCCCGAGGGCATTGCCGAGGGGGACGAAACAGAGGTGGTCGATCTGCCAGGCTATGACCGCATCTTTGTGGCGGGCGAGGCGGGCGGCATCCAGGCCGACCTGACGCGCTATGGCATGCCCGGCACGGTGCTCAAGCAACCCATGGCAGTGCATCCGCTGATCACCGAGCTGGTGGCGGCCAAGCAGCGCGCCACGGCCGAGCTGGCCGAGTCGGGCCGGATGCTCAAGCACAAGATGACGCTGCCGGTGCTGCCCACCACGGGCGTGATCAAGCCGGGCACGGTGCTGCGCTACGTGGATGACGCGCAGGTGCTGCGCCTGGGAATCGTGCGCTCCACGGCCATTAGCCAGCAGTTCCCGGTGCTCACCCAGTCTCTGGAGATCGACAGCCATGCCTAACCTGTACCAGCAACTCAAGGAACTGCTGGCGCCCGGCCAGGTGCAGATCGGGGAGGTGGTGGCCTATGCGGATGGCGTGGCCACGATCAATCTGCCCGGCGCGGGCCAGATCCGCGCACGTGGCGAGGCCACGGTGGGCGGCAAGGTGTTCGTGCAGGACGGGGTGATCCAGGGGCCGGCCCCTGATCTGCCTGTGTTCGTGGACGTGATCTAAAAACGGGCGACCTGGCCAGGTGCGCTAACACCAGGCCAAGCCCCCAACATGCAGGTATGAGCTGCAAGCCAGGCGAAGACCCGCCACTCTCGCGAGAGCGGGTGAAGCCTACCAGATGTTTCACCACAGAAAAGAGGCTTGCAAATAATGGCAAATCCAATCGTCCCGTGGATCGGTGGCAAACGCCGCCTGGTGGACCTGCTTCTCAGCCGGTTCCCGTCCCATGAGTGCTACTGCGAGGTGTTCGCCGGCGGTGCGGCGGTGTTCTTCGCACGTAACCCGGCGCCCGTCGAGGTGCTCAACGATGTCAATGGCGACCTGGTTAATCTGTACCGGGTCGTCACCCACCACCTGGAAGAATTCGTGCGCCAGTTCAAATGGGCGCTGACGAGCAGGCTAGTGTTCAAGTGGATGCAGGAAACCCGCCCCGAGACGTTGACCGACGTGCAGCGCGCGGCGCGCTTCTTCTACCTTCAGCAGCAGTCCTTCGGGGGCAAGGTGGCTGGCCAGACCTGGGGCACGGCGACTACAACCCCTGCGATCAACCTACTTCGGATTGAGGAGAACCTCTCGGCCGCGCATCTGCGCCTGGCAGGTGGCGTGTACATCGAGCAGCTCGACTGGGCCGCGTGCATTGACCGCTACGACCGCACGCACACGCTGTTCTATCTCGATCCGCCGTACTGGGAGACCGAGGGCTATGGCGTCCAGTTCCCCTGGGAGCAGTACGTGGCCATGGCTGCGAAGCTCAGGGCGATCAAGGGCAAGGCGGTGGTGAGCATCAACGACCACCCGGCCATCCGCGAGTGTTTCGCAGGCTTCGACATGGAGTCGCTCAAGCTGGACTACACCGTGGGCGGCGGCGCAAACAGGGTCGAGCGTGGGGAACTGGTGATCTACAACTGGGACCGCCAAGCGGAACCGGCCGGCTTGTTCTGA